ATTTTACTCACTATTTTAAAAAAGTGAGTAAAATTACCAAAAAAGATGGAAAGTGAAATACCCTTAAAATCCTTACGAAATCCCCGTCATACCCTACGATCTTACCCTACCCTAACCCTTACCGAACCCTACAATTACCCTACTGTCTTCCAAACTTCTTCTCCACACACAAAAACCTCACTGAAATCACGTAAGACAACGTTAGGCGGGAGTTTCATGCAATGTTGACCAATAAGCTCGCTTCGCTCGCACCGCCGAAGGCGGAATCTCAAATAAATCTTTGCCAAGTACAATAACTCAAATCCCTTCTTGTTGTGACATCGCAAAACGCACTCTCATACACACGCAAAGTAAAATCACAACAACAGTCGATCCAACTAAACTTATAACCACTCCAATCAATACCAATCCACCTATTACTGACATTTGTTTTTTCCTACGCGGGGAGTGAACACCGGAGTGCAACTCCTCGATCGGTGCGTCCTGTCCCGAAGAAAAGAAGGAGGTCGAATTAGGTCACGAACATACAACAATATCAAATCCATTTCTGATATTGTCGACAAGGTGGTGCACAACGGGGTGCGAATCAACAACAGCGCCACCAATTCCCCCCTTTTTATCGCCGGGAAAGAAGATTTGCTGCTGAAAATCCACCCTCGAAGAATTCCATCGTCAAAACTTAAGATCGATGTAAAAACAATATCGATGTAAACACAAAATCGATGTAAAAACAACATAAACATTCCGCCCACCCAAAATACATGAACATGTCCGACAAGGTCAGCGTGATTATTCCAACATACAATCGGTTCAGGTATTTGATGAACACGATTCGTTCGGTTCAAGCTCAAACGTATACCAATCTCGAAATTATTGTGGTCAACGATCGTTCCACCGAACCCGAATATTACACCCACGATTGGAACGACATTCAAATCATTCATCTGGATCGTAACAGCAAGGAATTGTTCGGGCACGCGTGTCCAGGTGGATTTCAACGCAATTATGGCATGGAAATTGCCACAGGCAAATACATTGCCTTTTGCGACGACGATGACATGTGGTTTCCCCAAAAGTTGGAACTGCAGATACTAGCCATGGAAGAGACCGGATGTTCCATGTCCAGCACCGACGGCCTGATCGGACAGGGCATGTACAACTCTTCCGACACGTACCGAAAATACAATGCCGAACACTATTACTCGGTATTGCAAGAGATTTATCGGAATCGTGGCAACGACGCCCTGCATAATGGATTTCCCAAAATTTGGAATCGCGACTTTTTGAACGTCCACAACTGCGTCATTTGTAGCTCGGTGGTACTTACCGCAGAGGTGGCGAAACAGACGGGCAAATTCGCCATTCTGAAACATGCCGATGACTACGAGTACTGGTTGCGTGTGCTCCAACATACCGACTCGGTCTATGTGAATGACGTTTGTTTTTACTATGACAGTGGACACGGCGACGGACAAAACTATTAAAAATCGATGTGAAATCAATCAAAACAACATTTTCATCTTTTTCACCGGTTGTGCAAACGCAGTACTACTCATAGTCGCCGAATACTTGGTCAACATGGCCTTGATCGGCATGACATTTGAACTACTAAACAAGGGTTTTTGTTGCGCCTTTTGTCGCACCAAATACAAACACACGGCCCTGTAGAGCGCCAGAATATTGGTATTGTGTCCACATGCACGCAAACATTCCAAAAAAGCATTGGTAAATGCACCGGCATACGCCTTGTTGGAGGCCACGTAAATGTCGGCGCTCGTCTGCGTATCTTTGCATCCACTCATCATGTACATGTTGGGATGCGCCAGAACAACACGATCCACCAACGATCGGGAAAAGGTGTTGCCCGCGATGAATTCAAACGACCAGGGCAAGTCGCATACGGACCCGCTAAAACAAGAATCAAACAATAAAATCACGCGACAAGAGGGTTTCACGAGTTTGAGAATATTCAGCAACTCGTCGTCCACAATGACTCCATTGGCCTGATAATCGCACGGGACAATGGTACTATCTCGCCCCGACATTACTTCATCGCCATTCTTGTCGTGCACGTACGAACCGTGACCGCTGTAGTGCACCCAAATTTCCTCCAATTGGGCTGATTCTTGGACCAGCGACAAGAGTTGTCCGAGTATGTTGGATCGTGTCGGCAACCAAGCCTCGGAGGTTTCATCGTCGCGCAACATGACAATATTTTCCATCGGATAATTGTACGCATCCACGAGCGCGTTGCGCATATTTTTAATGTCCTCAATGCATCCCTTCAATTCATTTGCCGTTTTGTAGTAGTTGATCCCAATCAAAAGGGCTTTCTTGGCCATGTATATACTTTGCGAAGAACAAAAACGGATTGTCTCATGTTTAATACGTTTGGTGGATCATTTTTGAAATACGTTTTTGTCTCGTGGGAAATGCGCGTTGACGAATATAGTGCAATTTGTTCTGGAGATCGTAAAAGAAAATGGTACCAAATGTCGTGATCAAGGCTCCACTGCTCACTTCTTTGACGCGTAAATGTTCAAAACCTACGACGCCGTCGAATGGAAAGGGAATCATTTGTACTAAATTGCGCAAGAAGTAGGCACACACCGTGAGTACCGCAACTTGAGATACCACTTCACCAATCAAAACCGGAATGCTTTTTGCGTCATAATTGAACCCAAACATCTTTTCACTTCCCAAATCGAGGGAAAACGCCAACAAAAAACTGACTATGAAATAGATGATTGTAATGAAAATAATGTCGACGACCTTGATGGTCTTTATGGCCAGCTCTCTGGAAAACATTATACAACTAACAAACACTTTTTTTTAATATCGCGGGCAGTGGGAGGCCAAAAAACGTAATAAACAATCGCCACCATGTCGTAGGAATGAAGCGCTGTTTCTCCTTTTGCATCTACGGCTCCGATCCCAAGTACTACCTTGGACTCCAGGAAAATGTGCGACTGATTGACGAATTTTTCCCAGATTTTGACATTCTCGTGTATCGCGGTGCAACGCGACGCTCCGATTTGTTGTTGTTGTTGGACAACACTCGCGTACAATGGATCGATACGGAACAAGATGGGGTGGTTAACATGATGCATCGCTACAACCCAATTTTGTTGTTGGAATACGATGTGGTCTTTGTGCGCGATGTCGACAGTGAAATTCATGCCCGCGATCGGTGGTGCATCCACGATTTTCTGAACCAACCCGCAGCAGCAGGAGTCCAGGTAATTCGCGATCATTATTGGCACAAGTCCCGTCTCACCGGAGGTCTCACGGCGTTTTTCATGTCCCGCTTGCCTACCGAAGTGGCAGCATCAGTACGAGAGGCCTTGCAGCGCGTCTTGTTGGAACAAGAGTCTACCAAGTACGTCTATGGGTCGGACGAAAATCAATTGAACACTCATTTGTGGCCCTGTGTCAAGGACTGGATCATGGTCTATTCCAACATCTGTGTGTTTTTGGGAGAAGTTTCCAAGAGAATTGATTGCTCTTTGGCGGAGGAGGAAACGTTTTGTGGCAATGTCGTCTTGTACGACGACAATCCCCGGTCGAAACGCAACCAATTTCGGTATGTCGACTTCCCCATGTTGCAACAATGGCAGTGGTTGTTGGAACAAGAGCAACACGAAGTGGCGATGCGCATGGTGCAGGATTGCTATTCCGTCATTGATGAACACGTGTTGGACCAGATGATTGAAAAGTGTCTAGATCGTCGGTGTTTGACATTGTGTCTCGCCTTGTGTGCGGAATTCGCCACGCGAACCGTGACGCCAAAAACCAAGGCACTCGCTCCATCGGTGTTGGAACTGGCTCGGCGGCAGGGCTACCGGATCGTGGCAACGTGCAACGTCGATTATATTCCCGAGGAAAAGGAAATGGTGGTGGTCTTTGGCAATTTCCCCGACGATTATTTGTGTTTGCCCCAACCGAATCGGAAGCTGTTCCAACATGTCTTGTGTTTCAATGAGATGATCCGAGTCGTCGATGCCTTTGTGGGCGTGCATCCTTGTTGGAACGCCATCGACTGCATCTACTTGATGGGTCTGGAAAAAGAACAAGAACGCACGACCGACGTGTGGATCCAACTCTGTCTGATGAATGCGCCGCTAAACAAGGTGCGAGAATATCGCGCAAAGAAGGATCCGACGCTGGAGGACGTCTACATTGGGGTCACGAAAAACCACCTGGATTGCTTGCATCACATGCGTGAAGAAGCAGCGTTCCAACAAACGTGTCTATTTCTAGAGGACGATTTCGTCTTTACGTCGCGAGTACAGGACAATCAACGGGCCTTGTTGGACTTTTTCTCCAGGGACTACGAGTATGAATTGTGTTTTCTGTCGGCGTCGAAAATGCACAAGAGGCTGCCGTGGGACGACTTGATGATCCAGTCGAAACAGATTTGTACGACGAGTTCGGGGTACATGGTGCACCGTCGGTACATTGACCGCGTGTACCAAACGGTGCTGGAGGGATACAATTTGCTGTTGGAGCATCGCTCGCAAAGCCATTTGTACTGCATCGATCGGTACTGGGCAAAGCTGGACAAGTTGTTGGTGTTTAAAAACAAACTCGGATTTCAAAAACCGAGTCAGTCGAAAATTACGGGAAATATGAATATGATGTTGGATTAACGCGTGTCTTTGCTGCCGCTCTTGCTTTTGTTTTCGAGTTGAAGAAACATGTAATATCCCGCGCAGACCAAGGCTGTTCCGATCAAGACGCCGAAGCAATCCAACACGGGATGCCTGAGGGTGCGCACATGGATCAAGGTTTCAATGTAACTGGCAATCAAGAGGGAAACGCAAGTGGAAATGCTGCCTTCGACCAAATTGAGAACGTTACGATTCCGAATGTCCTTTTCCAAAAAGGCCGTCATTTCCTCTTCGGCAACGAGAAAGAAAAAGGCGTCCATGCCACCTAAAAAGATGCCAAAGATGAGACCGAAGATGAGGGAGAGGAAAAACTCATTCGTCATTTTGATTTGGATTTATTATTATACATGGAGGGAAAAAAATTTACTGCAGATACGACTGTTTTTGGGGTTGGTGACAAAATCCATCGGGTCCGCATTGGTACATGTTGGATCGACAGTGTATCGCATATTCGTGGTTTTCCGTGTCGCCAAAGAGGATGCATTTGCCGAGACTGGGCACGGTTTGTCCATGTTCGAAATGCGGCTGGAAAAAGAGGCACGTGTGGCAAGGACGTCCGACAGAGGTCTTGTCATCATGGTCGATTTCAATGGGAGGAACAAGTTTCTTGAACGAGTATGTAGTTCGCAGTCGTTTGGGCAAGAGGCTGTGTACGCCGCCGAACCCGAACAGCAGCAGGATGTGTACGAGGATGTGCCGTCGCATTATCTGTGTTTGCGAGTTCCTGGGTCGACGTCTCAGCCATCATCACAGATTTGCACTACACTGTACACATCTCGATGCTCGAAGCCCCGGGTCCCAATCGCACAGTCATGAAATTGGCGCGCGAGTTGTTTGTGGGCAGTTTGTTCTTGTTGACGGTACCGTTCATTGTCATGGACATTGGCATTTCGGCATTTTCCCATCCTACGGCGCTGACTCCTACGTTCATCTACGATTACTTGGCGCTACGCGCCATGATCTTGCTGGCAGCGTACAACATGGTTTGTTTTACGCTGCTGTTTTCGAATCGCGTCGTCGTCATGTCACCCACGCTCATGCTGAGTGGAATCGCGACCATGGCCTGGAACGTCGTTGGACTCGTGTGTTTTGGGTGGCACTCCACGTATGTCTTCGTGTCGAGTATATGTTTGTTTGTCTTGTATTCGTGGTGTATTCCCGGCAAATAAGATGGTCCGCACAGACGACGACACTTCCTCCAATCCACTACACATTGAAACGCCGGTTGAACAAGATCGCCTAGTTTGTTTCAATGAGTCCCCCGATTTCTCATGGAGTGAGTGTGTGACTGACGTGATTCTTCTTTTCGGTTGTGTAGCCATTCTGGGAGGACTTGTAGTCTTTCTCGTATGGATAGCTAACCCGTTGCTTTTGGGAGATAATTCATTTGATTAAGTGCTGCGATTGGATTGCTGTGACATTATACTGTGTATACGTATACAGACGGTATGAATATTGTTTTCATCACTTTCGGTAGTCACGATCACTATCTAGATGCCGGACATAGACTGATCAACCAAGCGAAACAAATGAATATATTTAGCGAAACCATATTATATTCCGCAGAATACTTACAGACAGACCACCAATTTTGGGCTAACCATGGAACTTTTATTAGTACCAATAAAAGAGGGTATGGTTATTGGTTATGGAAAAGTTACATAATTAAAAAAACGATGGAAAATATGGCGGATAATGACATATTACTATATCTGGATTGTGGATGTGAACTCGGGTTAAATCGTAAAGATAAATTATTAGAGTGTATCAATATAGTAAAG